TAAACTCCATTTCTCATAGCAAAATTGCTATGGGTAAATATTAAGCGGTCTAAATTGAGATGTCAAGCACTATTGCAAAATATTGTAAAAAAGATTAAGATTGCTAACTATGAAACTAACAGATGAACAAATAATTACATTACTTGGCGGGGTTACTAAGGTAGCCAAGATGTGCGAAGTAAGCTTGCCAGCGGTTAGCCAGTGGAAATCTAGCGGGATACCAAAGGATAAGATGATGTATCTGGCCGCGCAGCTTGAGCATAATTCTCATGGCCTGATCACTAGAAAATCTTTATTCCCTAAAAATTACAAGTTTATTTGGCCAGAATTAAATTAGTTTGATATGATAAGCACATCTCTTGGTGGAGATATTTATTGGCAAGCCCCAGTCTGCAATCTGCTAGTGCCAACTAGTCCACCAACACCCTTAAAAAAGGTGAGATTGCAGTCTAGGGCTTTTTTTATTGGAGAAGCACATGGCTGGAGATTGGATTAAATTCCAGATAGATACGCCTGACAAGCCAGAAGTTGTAGCTATAGCTAGTCGTTTAGGAATTGACCCTGACGCAGTAGTTGGAAAACTTATTAGAGTTTGGTCTTGGTTTGATAAACACACCGTTGATGGTAACGCAGAAAGCGTTACATTAGCGTTTCTTGATCGTATCACTGGTGTTACAGGATTTGGTGAGCAGATGATCTATGTTGGCTGGCTACATCAAAATGGCAGCATTTTAACCATGGTGAACTTTGGCTATCACAATGGAAAGTCAGCAAAATCAAGGGCTTTGGGTAGAGATAGGGTAGCCAATCATCGTAACGGTTCAAGCGTTACAAATGCGTTACCAGAGAAGAGAAGAGAAGAGAATATAACTACTATAAATAGTAGTGGTGCTAAAGCACCCAAAGCCAAGCGTTTAGATGTTGATAGTTTGCCAACAGAGTGGTTAGAGTTTTGCAAAACAACCAGATCAGACCTAGAACCAACTGCGGTATTTGAACAATTTAAAGATTATTGGATAGCCCAAGGTGGTCAAAAAGGTGCAAAGCTTGATTGGTTTGCCACATGGAGAAACTGGGTTAGAAACCAAAAGGCTATCGCTGGATCGGCAACTTCAAAAGAACTGCCACTTGCAACTGATCAACAAATTGCTCGCGCTTACGAAGTTGAATGTGGTGGTGATCCTACTAAAGCTAGGTTTAATAGCTATTTTGAGATGAAAAAGTTTGTTTTGGATTTTCGCGATAAACAAAAAAGGTCAATGTCATGAAATACCACATATTTGACGAAAACCACGATAGGATGCGCATTGTAAGCAGCTTATGGGAAGCTAAACATATTACGAATTTAAGAGAAGGATGGACTTTTGAGCGCGTCAGACAACCAAGACCTGTTTACGAGGATGCCCCCTTTTGATCAAGAAGAACATAGACACCAATGTGAACTGCGCTGGCTTGCCAGTTTGGTCTTGCCAGAACGCAGAAAATACCTTGAACTTGCAGAGAAAATGCGTGGATCAAAGGCCCGAAAACGACTGGAAGAAGGATTAATAGAATTATGGCAAAAGAAATAGATCCAAACGCTTGTATAGACTTTATTTTTGATAAAGCTCCAGAGTACGCAAAAGCCAAAGCTATTCTTGCTGATCTGGAAAATGCTAAAAGCTCAATCAAAGCGGACTTGATGAAAGCCAGTAATGAAACTACCATAGCTGGCCAAGAGCGCGAAGCATATTCAAGCCCACAATACAAGCAGCACTGCAAGGCCATTGGCATAGCTACCCACGAAGTAGAGATGCTCAAGCTGCACATAAAATGTGCTGAATTACGCTGGGAAACATGGCGAACCCAGCAAGCTAACGACAGACAATTTGACAAAATGATAAGGAATCAATCTTGAACGAAACACTAAACAAGGCAATCAACTTTGCCGTTAAAAACCCAAAATACATTGATTTTGCTGAAACCTTGCTAGAGATCAAACGAACAACTAAAGCCTACGAAGAAGCCACTCTCAAAAAAGACTGGCTTGCCGCTTACGATATAAGTATTGCATTGGTTGATTTGACTCATGATCTAGAAGATATTGCCAGACAAATGCTCAATGACCAAAAGTGAAAAAGAACACTACTCCAGAGTCGCAAGACTCGGATGTATCCTTTGTTATCACTTGGGCCACAGAGGGACAGAGTGCGAAATCCACCACATTAGACGCTTTGGCGGTAAAAGAGCTAATGCTCCAGTTATCGGACTATGCCCAGAACACCACCGAGGAAATACAGGTGTTCATGGTCTTGGAGCAAAAGGGTTTGAAAAACATTATCAAATTGGACAAGAAGATTTGCTTGAAATGACGGAGAAATTGCTTGCTGATTCTTAACCTACCCTTACCCCCCTCAGTAAACCACTATTGGGGGGTGCATGGCCACCGCAGATATGTTTCTAAAGCTGGCAAAGAGTTTAAATTACAGGTGCAAGACTATGTGATTGAGCATTGCGTACCTAAAATGGGCGAGAAACGCCTAGAAATGCAAGTTACACTATATCCCAAGGATAGACGCAAGCAAGACATAGATAACCGCATCAAGGCCCTTTGGGATGCCTTAGCGGATGCTGGCGTGTTTGATAATGATGAACAAATTGATGTTTTAATTGTACAAAGGGGCGAAATCCGCAAAGGCGGGGGATGCCTAGTAATGATTGATGAAATAAATGAACCACGACAAGACCAACGGTGACAGAACCTTGCAAGAATGCAGCAACTGTAAATTACGAAAACCAAAAGAGTTTGGTAGGTATGTACCCTATAACGAAGGAATGAATCAAAAATGGCTATGTGGCTGTTGTTTTGAGAAAAGAAATAGGCGATAATGGATCTACGAGAGTGATATTTGGGGAAATCCGTAGAGAGTACCCATCTTTTTTTGGAGATGCTATGCAACATAAAGACTGCGCCATGTTTGTTCAAACGCTATTGCATAGCGCGACAATCGCCCATCAACTGCATTTATCCTCTAAATCTTATTCAGAACATAAAGCTCTGGCCAAATACTACGAAAACATTGAAGGTATCGTAGATGCGCTAGTAGAGTCTTATCAAGGCAAATACGGCCTGATTGAGTCATATCCAACCAATTACCATAACTCTGGCAACAAAAGCGCTCTTGCATACATGGAATCATTGCAAAAGTTTGTTGGCGAAGCTCGCGGATCACTACCGCAAGACTCAGAACTACAGAACGAAATTGACAACATCGTCAATTTAATCAATTCAACCGTTTATAAACTTAAATTTTTGAGGTAAGCCATGCCTTTAGATAAATCAGGATCAAAAGAATCAGTCGGCAAGAACATCAAAGCCGAGATGAAGGCTGGCAAGCCAAAGAAGCAAGCTATTGCCATCGCTTTAAATGTAGAGCGCGACAACGCAAAAGGCAGCCGTAAAGCTAAGTTAGAAGAAGCTTATGGTCGCTTTTTAGGTGAGAGAGATGAGTCGTAAAGACCAGATTCGTGCAGCAGTAGAAAAGCACGACAAACCCATAGCCAAGACAACTAAAGGCAAAGGGCGTCATTACTTGTCAGCAGAAGAAGGCGCTGGCATGACAGAAGCTGGTAGAAAAGCATATAACGCAAAGAACGGCAGTAACTTACAAGCCCCCCAATCTAGTGGCCCACGCCACAGACATTAACAAAATCCCGCAGTTGGATGAAAAGGTGATCAAACAAAGATTGCGCGATACCCTTGAAGAACAATACAAAGCTGGTATTATTGATGAAGATGTCTATAAAGGAACTCTAGGTGGAAACAAATAAGTTTATGCCTAAAGGCTGGGGGCAACAACTGGCCGACTCTCTTAACAAAACCGTATCTGAGCGTAACAAAGAACCCTCACGCAAAGAGGTACTAGCTAAAGAGATAGAAAAGAAAGCAAAAAAGTAATATACTTAACTTATCTAAATACTTAGGTAACAAGTTATGTCTGCAAATAAACAATCAGGAAATATTAAGGGTGCTGGTAGACCAGCGGGTAGCCCAAATAAGTCCACTAGCCTAGCTAGAGAAGCCATAGCGCGCTTTGTTGATGGCAATACAGACAAGATGCAAGGGTGGCTTGAAAGCGTGGCAGAGGGCATTCAAGACGAAGAAACAGGCAAGTGGCTTGTACCCCCTAATCCAGAAAAAGCATTTGCGATGCTTCAATCCGTTGTTGAATACCATGTACCCAAGCTAGCCCGCCAAGAACTTGTTGGTGACGATAAAGCTCCAGTGAAGATACAGGTTTCATGGAAGAAGTCTTAGACATAGAGCTAGACTACTCGCCCAGAACTGTATTTGAGGACTTTCATAACAGACAAGAGCGCTGGGCTGTAGTAGTTGCACACCGTAGATGCGGTAAAACCGTATCGTGCATTAATGATCTAATCTATCGTGCTTTGACCGAAGATAAAGAGCATGGCCAATACGCTTATGTAGCCCCTTACTACTCTCAAGCTAAGAACATTGCTTGGGATTACTTACAACGGTACTCTAAGCCAGTTATGGCTAAAGCCAATCAATCTGAACTATGGGTGGAGCTAGTAAATGGAGCGAAAATCAAGCTTTATGGTGCTGATAATCCTGACGCTCTCAGGGGTTTGTATCTTGATGGAGTGGTACTGGATGAGTACGCAGACATGCGACCAAGGATGTGGGGAGAGATTATTCGCCCTTTGCTTGCTGACCGCATGGGCTGGGCTGTGTTTATTGGTACTCCTAAAGGACATAATGCCTTTTACGATGTATATACAAACGCTACGAAGGATAGTCGCTGGTTTGCTAAAACACTAAGAGCTAGCCAAACGGGTCTATTACCCCAATCAGAACTAGAAGATGCTCAAGCTTCTATGTCACCAGATCAGTATGAACAAGAGTTTGAATGTAGCTTTGAAGCTGCCATTATGGGCGCTTACTACGGTAAAGAGATGCGAGTCCTTACCGATGCCAAGCGCATCACTACGGTAGAAGCTGATCCACTATTCCCAGTCAATACGGCATGGGACTTAGGTTACTCAGACGATACGGCACTTTGGTTCTATCAAGTGATCTACGGAGAGATTAGGATATTGGACTACCATAGCTCTAACGGCCATCAAGTCAGTTACTACACTGATCTATTGGAATCCAAGCGCCAAGAGAATAAATGGAAGTACGGCAAGCATTACTTACCCCATGATGCCAGAGCAAAAACACTAGCAAGCGGTGGAAAATCAATTATTGAACAAATAGCTAGCAAAATTCCTATAGAATCGCTTAAAATAGTGCCAAGCTTATCGCTTCAAGACGGTATTCAAGCCACTAGACTTGCATTAATGCGAAGCTGGTTTGATGCAGATAGATGTCATGACGGTATAGAGTGCTTACGGCAGTATCAGCGTGAATACGATGAGGACAAGAAGGTATTTAGGGATAAACCTAAACATGATTGGACTTCTCACGGTGCAGATGCTTTCCGTATGCTTGCAATTGCATGGAAAGAAGAAGATAAAACGACTCCGAAAGACCACTCTATCAGGGGTATTGTAGTAGGTAAGAATGAAACCACACTCAATGATTTGTGGAAAACTCAAGCCCCAAAACCTAGCGGAAGAATATAAGCATGGAAAATTCGTCAAAACACACCTATGAGAAATGGTA